CATCGCGCCGCGCACGGCTCGCTCAAGGTCATTTCGCCGTCGCGTTAACTGTTGTGGCTTTAGCATCTTGCCTTTTCCTTTCTCTCGTGCTACAATAAACACGGACACAATATCTTGTGGTGAGATTTGTCCCACCCGCCCCGCTCGATGCTGCAACATTGGGCGGGGCATTTTTTATTCGATGCCGACAACGTGGTATCTGCCATAACCGCTGGAACGGCCAGACCCGATGCCAAGTCCAAACCCCGCCATATTGATGATGTTCACAATCTGGTCGAGAGAGTAAACATTCTCGGTGTATGTGATTGGGATTTTCGCACTCCATCCGGAAAAGCGGTTGATGTAAACAAGGACGGGTGCGCCGCGCTTCGGGGACATGAGCTTCTGGTCAACGTTGTGTTCCGCAAACTTGATTGGAATAAGTGCGTTTGTCACATTCATGGCGTTGTCAAACTTCGTCGAGTAAGTGTCAATCTCGTTTCGAACAACCGCCTGACAAAATGACTTTTTCAGCCCGAAGCCCGTAATGCACGGAGCGTTGTTCGTCAGCATCTCGTGCAAGACTTCTGCGTTCATGTCGCGGTAAGTGTCCTCGACAGGGTATCCGTCCCGCCAATGCATGGCGGTGATGATGTCCTCCCAGTTGTTGGGGATTTCCTTTGTGGTCTTTTTGTTCTCGCGGGCGCGGGTCAATTCTCGGATGGTGCGGGCGTTCATCTTGTTTAAAACAAGGTCGCCGTCGCCCTCGATACAGATGGTTGCCGATTCGATTTTCACCGGCTGAATTTCAATGATGCGTTCCTTTTTCATGGTATCTTTCTCCTTCGTTTTGTTCGTGCGCTTGCTGTGACTTATGGTGGAGGTAGCAGTATTCACAAAGTCATGTTGTGTCTTGTTTTTTTCTAAATTGAGTTGGTTTATAATTTGCAGTTTTTTTATATAGTAGGCCATAAGCCACAACAAGCGCACGATGTTGTTTTGTTCTGTCGGGTAATTTGTTGTTATGCGCGGTCATGTACTATCGTCTGCGGTAAGCAGAAACAGAAGCGTGTAGTGTAGTGTAATGTTTTATGTTGTCATATATAGATGTTTAGTGTCCTGGTCTCTTGCTTTATTTTGCTACGGAGTTACGCGCCCCTGTTTCTGCTTACCGCCGTTTTGCTATCCGGCTACCCTGTCAATGGCATCAAATACGCCGTCAAGCTCCACCAGTGTTTTGTACTTCGCCCGGAAACTGGCCAGCTCTGCAAGAGCGCGGTCGAGCAGTTTCCGATATTCGTCCTTGTCCTGCATAATCAGGACGGTCGGCTTATAGCCGCTGTCCGCGTCCGTCTTGAAAAACACGCGCACCTCGGGGCGTGGTGTATCGCTCTTCTCCTTGATAACAAGGTTACAAACGATGTGCCGCGCCTGCTGCAAACGCCACTTCTCGGCGGCTTCTGCATCGTCCCAATCAAAGCACTTGTGCAGCTCCGTCTGCTCGTCCCTCGCCTTGTCGAGGATTTGAGCGGCCGTTGCGGAGTTGCCGATTGCCAAGATTTCGTCAGCGACCTTTTGCGCGTCAGCGGAAATGCGGCAGCCGCTTTTCCATGCTGCAAAAATCATCTTTAACCTCCTGTTGTGTGTTAGTTTTCTTCGCTGGATTCCAACAGCTCATCCGCGGTCACGCCGAAGTGCTTTGCCAGCTTCTTGACTTGGCGCGGATGCGGGCGGCACACGCTCTCTTTCCAGTTTTTGATCGACGTCTGCGATACGTCGATTTCTTTTGCAAGACGATAATTCGTCTCGCCACGCTCAGTTTGCAGCCGAGCCAGATTCTCAGGGAAACTCAATTTATCAACTCCTTTCTTAGTGTTGCCCCCTTCAATCCCATCGTGATAAAATGGAGTAAAGAAGGGAGGTGAATTACCTGTGAAGCAATTTTCTGATTTTCAAAAATCCATAAACTTCGACAAATTGGATTACGATATGTCAAAGTTAGCCGATAAATCACTTTTGCAATCAAGTGATTTATTTACGCAGGAACAATACAATTTTTTGACAAAAACAACCGCCGTCATGCTTCTGGGGCTTCTTCGCCAGTATCACGAATGGCTGAACGAAAAGAATTAGCCATCGTCTCAAGGCAGTCCGAGATTGTAGTTCGTCCAACGTCTTTCTCGCCGATCAAAACTGAAACTTCCCTGCCTCGCTGGCCTTGTAGTGCAAGTACAAGGTCAGCGATTTCTTTCGCCGTTGCCTCAATTTTCACTTTTTCACCTCCAAAATTAGAGTATTCTATTGACAAATTGGAGTATTGGTGCTACTCTAAGTTTTGCTACAAACATTGATTCGCGCCAGCTCGATTTGTCGGGGTGGTCTGGTCTTTTATTGCCTGTCCACGGTCTTTAGTATACTCCAGACTTGAGTATTTGTGGATTGCACAAGTATAGAGGATTATATTTATGCCATTTACTCAAAACTTCAATTACTGCATGGAACAAAAGAAATACACCGCGTACAAGTTTGCAAAAATAATTGGTGCGAGTAATCAGGGCGTTTTGAATTGGCAGTCCGGAGAGTGCACTCCATATCCAAAAACCAAAAAGAAGATTGCCGACCATTTCGGCATCACGCTTGCCGAGCTGGACGGTGACGAGCTTCCCGTCCTGCCGGAAGATGGCGCAAAAAAAGCGCGCCCCGTCATTGACGAAGCGCGCTATGCTGAGTTGACCGATAAGGAAAAACAAGTTCTTACTCTTTTTCACCGGATTCCAGAGCAAGAATGGGACAATATGATTCTTGCGGTTGAAGTTGCTCTACGAAGCAAAGGATTGTTGAAATAGCCACTTCCGCGGCGGCTGTAGGATTGCTTGAACCCCGAATCATGCTAAGTAACTTTTCTTCGTGTGTCATGGCGTTCTCCTTTATTATGTCGAATTAAACCCAATCGGGCTTAATGGTTATAATATTTTTTTAATTAGGAGGGAGTTATGGGGTTGTTTTCGAAGAAGGATTCGGGATACGAGCTGCCAAAGCGGCCTATCACGGTTTCAACGGGGAATATAAATAGGGATTATGAAATCCTCGATGCCATTTTTGCGGTTGATTTTAGCGCGCAAACATGGTTTAAGGCGGCAGACCCGTCAAAGTCTTTTGAAGGTGTAAAAACGCAGCTCCAAGATAAATGCCGCGATATGGGAGGCGATGCTGTTATTTGTTGCCAATTCCAATATCGTATTTCTGTCAACGATGATATGCTGAGAAAGCAGGTCGCGGAGATATGGGCTTACGGCACCGCAGTAAAATTTGTTTAAGATGCTCACCCGTTAAGGTTAGCCCTCGCCGCCTCTGCAACAACGGCGAGGGCTTTTTGCAGCCAGCGGGGAGCGGTCGCCGCTGCTTGCTTTGACCATATCGCGCTTTACCTTACCACTTCAATACCAAGACCTTGCAACACGACGGCATTCGACCGCGTTCGACAAACCAATTTTAACAGCCAAAAAGTGCAGAAACCGGAAAAGTTAAGGTGATGTAAATGAACATTCAAGAGCTGTGCAGAATCCGTAAAGAAGAACTGAAACTGACCTATCAGGACATTTCCGACGCTTCCGGTGTGCCACTGTCCACCGTCCAGAACTTCTTTTCCAAGCTGTCGAAAGCTCCGTCCATTTACACCGTCGCGCCGATCTGCAAAGCGCTTGGAATATCCCTTGATGAATCGTTCGGAATTTCCGAACACTTGACACCAACCGAGGAAACTTTGCAAGCGCGGAATGATGAGCTGGAACGCCATGTTGACGCGAAAGCGGACATGATCGAGATCATGCGGCGTGGAGTGCGTATCCGCAACGGCGTGATTGCTATAATGTTTGTCATTATCGTTCTGCTGGCTGCATGGTGCTTGTACATTGATTGGAGGGGGATCTGATGAAAATACCAAAAGCAAAGCTACTACCGTCCGGCAACTGGAATGTCAGCGTCATGGTGGACGGAAAGCGCGTGTCTGTCACAGCTCCTACCAAAAGGCAGGCGGAGAATGAAGCTGCCGCGTTGAAGTCCGGCGCGAAGTCTGCCGCTCGTGCATCTGAGCGCACGGTTGGCGATGCTATCGACCGATATATCGACAGTAAGGACGCAATACTCTCCCCCTCCACCGTCAACGGGTACAGAAAACTCCGCAAGGTGGTTTTCCCCGAGCTGATGAGCGTTAAATGCGCCGCGTTGACGCAAGACCGCGTGCAGCGTGCCGTGAATAAGATGGCGCGGGAAAAGTCCCCTAAGTACGTCCGCAACGCTTACGGCCTGTTTACGGCGGCAATGTCGGAGG